CTTTCCAAAAGAGTACCAACCAAAGAAAGAGGAAGGTAAGGTTGTACGCATATATTCCATTAATGAACTCAACATGGACGAAGGCACTTGGATGATATTGGCTCAAGCTGGATATATGTTGTCCCCCGTCAAAGAAGACCTCAAATCAAACGGATATTTGTTTAGTCACATGGGTCACAGAAGTATAAGTAAAAAAATTTCCAGTGCAGTAAATGGATGGGAACAGCTGAGAAACGGAAAGCGAATTATAGGCGAAACTGCAAGAGATATCTACTCTTTTATGTCATTGGGCGATAGAATTAAGCGTGGGTTCAAAAAACTTAACGGTTTGTCTGACGCAGATGAAGTTAGTTTACAGGAGTTACAAGATAATTTCGGTTTGCTGATTGGTGTTGAGATGATCTGGCACGAAGCTATGGATAAGCTGCCTGTCCAAGACAGGGCTTATATTACAAAATTGTTGCGGAAAGGTGAAAAGTTCAACGCCGAGCCTCGCATATCAGTTTCTACTATCCACGGCTCTAAAGGTGGAGAGGCAGAAAATGTCGTGCTGTTCACGGACCTCAGTCCAGCAGCAGACGCAGAAATGCGCATTAATCCTAATGATACACACAGGACATTCTATGTTGGGGTTACACGCACAAAACAAAACTTATACATTGTCGAAGCAGACGATGCAACGAGGAGCTATAGTTTATGAAAAGAGCAGAAATATTAGAAAAAGCAGAGGCCTTAGTAAACGGTCCACGGGCCAAGGATTACGGCGATGCCTACGAAAACCACGATCGTATTGCTAAAATGTGGTCCGTGTTGTTAGGTAAAGAAATAACCGTGTCTCAGGTTTATCAATGCATGGTGGCTGTTAAGTTAAGTCGTTTGATAGAAACGCCCGACCACATTGATTCGGCAATAGATATATGTGGATATGCAGCGCTGATGGGAGAGAAAAATGGTTAAACCTTTACAAATGGCAATGTTTGCCCCGAAGTCTGATTGGGTTCCCCCAGCAGAGCTGCCTGATATATTTTCTGCAAAGCAGATAGCAATAGACGTTGAGACACGCGATCCCAATATTAAGACTAACGGACCGGGCTGGGCTGTAGGTGATGGAGAGGTTGTAGGGTACGCCGTAGCTACGGACGATTGGAAAGGATACATACCCGTTGGACACCAAGGTGGGGGCAATCTTGATAAACGTATTGTTAGCAAGTGGCTCAAGAAAGTGTTTGAATGCCCAGCGGATAAGATTATGCATAATGCACAATATGACGCTGGCTGGTTACGGCGCGAAGGGTTTCAGCTCAACGGCAAGATTATAGATACTATGGTCATAGCTGCTCTTCTTGATGAAAACCGTTTTAGTTATAGTCTAAATGCTCTCGCTTACGATTATCTAAACAAAACCAAATCTGAAAAAGGTCTTGTGGAGGCTGCTACAGAGTTTGGCGTAGATCCCAAGGGCGAAATGTGGCGGCTACCAGCCATGCATGTGGGCCCATACGCCGAGACAGACGCAACGCTGACCTTGGACCTTTGGAAGTTTTTTAAGATCAAAACACAGCAAGAAGATCTGGAAGACGTTGTTAACATGGAGCTCGACCTTCTACCGTGCCTCATAGACATGACTTGGAAAGGGGTTCGTGTAGATATCGACAAACTAGAACGCACAAGAAATGCTTTGCTGAAGCGTGAGAAAGATCTGATGAAACAGATTAAGAATATGACAGGCATGGACGTTGAGATCTGGGCCGCACAGTCTTTAGCTAAAGCCTTTCAAGAACAGGGCATACCATACCCAAAGACCGAGAAAGGCGCTCCGTCGTTCACGAAACTCTTTCTATCAGAGCATGAGCACGAGCTACCAAAACTTATTGTTCAAGCCCGTAATCTCAACAAAACTCACGGCACGTTCATAAATACCATTATGAAGCATGCGGGTAAAGATGGACGGATACATAGCCACATAAATCAAATTAGGTCTGACGATGGAGGCACAGTCTCAGGGCGTATCAGTATGAACAACCC